ATCGCTGGGGTCGGTTCTAAGGCCGATTCCTTTATACTTTCTTCTTGACTTACTTCATCTAAGCTTCTTAAGATTTCATCTATATCAAGACTAAATGATTCATTTTCTAATTGTTCTATGCGGAATTTTAACTTCTGAATTTCATCAGTTCTTGCTTCTTGCTTTTTCCTGACTTTTTCTAGACAATCTATTTCTCGTTGTATTGTTTCTATTATTCTACTTCTATAATAGCTCATACTAAAGATTCGTTTTATCCTATTTTTAAAATCTTTTAACTCTATTAACATATTTCCTATATCTTCTTCTGTTGTTATCTTATCTTTCTGTTTCTTATATGGACCTCTAGTGTAACTAGTTTTTCTTTTCATATTCTTTTATCTAATGATGTCACAACTGTACTTAATTCATTTACTTGTTTCCTAATTTTTTCTATCTGGTCTTCCCTATCTTCTTTATATAGATTATCTTTTCTTGTTGGAGGTGCTAACTGGCTACCTGATTCCGTTGGGATTAGTCTATTTTGACTACTAGATTCTCCTATTTGTAAGGATGGAAATCTTTGACTATGTTCTCTAAGGAAATTTTTCTGTACCTGATCAGTTCTAATGATTGTACTTGTTTCACTAAATATCTTATTAGTATACAACCTATCTAGGTGTTTGTATTGAAGACTTATAGCACTGTTTGTCAAGGCATATGCTATCCTATAACAAACGACTAACGGAATATCTCCTTGTTTCATTAAATCTTGTTTTCTAAATTCACAAATGACTCCTATACAATTATTGAATGACCTGGTTATTAATGGAATAGGATACTGTAAGGTGACATTAAATTTTATAACACCATATCCTAGATCTCCTTCTATTTGTCCTAATAAACTATATCTTTTATCTTGAATTCTATTGTCTTCAACTCTTATTATGACTGGTGTAGTTATACCTTCTCTAAAGGTACTTCTAATTACTATCTGAACAACATTAACATGTATAAATCCTATTTTCTTTCTATCAGTTTCTTTTATTTTCTTTAGTCTTTCCTGGACTTGACTGATTTTTACAACTGGTGCTTGAAACTTAGCTGTAGCTTGTTCTATGGGAACACTTTGTTCGCCACACATAATACCATTATAAATGATATTCTTCCTATTTATCTTTTCTAAGATTTTCTGATTTATACCTTCGTTAGATTCTAGGTCTAGATGACCGTTGTTTTTAATTTTTGTTACCAATTTATTATCTAAAAGTATATCAACTAAATAACTTCCTTCTTCCTCATGGGAAACTATTTCCTGAATTTCTGACATGCTAGATTCTTCTCTAGACATTATAGATAGCTTTCTGGATGTCTTTATAAAACATGTTGATTCTGGGGATAACTATGTTATCTAAGATCAAATGTTTACTAGTTATCTTATAATCAAAATTTTCTAAGAAATCAATTCCTAACAAAACTTTTTTCTTTTCTGGGTTTCTACGATTATCTACTGGTATTTCAACATTTATCTTTATGTCTTTTGTAAAGATTATTTCTACACTGGCTAACTTTTCATTGGTGACTTCCTCACCATCATATGTTATATATGATATTGGATTTCCTCCATCATATATCTCATATGTTAGATCCTTGGAGATGTGGGATGAACATGCTCCTGTGTCTATTAGTATGATGCATAGCTGTTTATTAACATATGCAATAACATGATATTGACTATAATTTTGTTCGTCTAATTTTATCTGATAGGATTTCATATTTCTTATTCAGAGAAAATTCTATGATTTAAAACTTCAAGATTACAGCGTTCGAAATATACCTGATATATCTATAGCCCTTCCTTTCACAACGCTTGCGGCCTCCAGCACATAAACGCCCACCTGGCTTCAGTCGTGCGAGTTCCTGACGCGCTCTTCAGTGAAATCTGGAAATCTGCTATTTCTATAACAGTATACCTCTACTAGCTATAACCTTGAAAGGTTTCTAGTGACTCATAGAATAACTGAATATCATAATTTTATTATCTCTGAAAAACATATTACAAGACTCGTTCTTTTAGACTCTCAAATGATCGTCCAAATGGCCGTGTCTTCTCGATCGTGTCGATCAATACAAACTAAAACTTATTTATAGGCAAAGCGGATGCACAGGTCACATCGTCATTGCCGTGGAAATTTAAAAATACACGCCAAATATAAAAAGTAAAGGTTCTGAGAGACCGACAGGTCACATCAGCCTTTAATTATTTCGTAATGGCGTAAGCCCTTACGTCATGGCTCCATTATTGCTTTAGGTCTACATCACTCCTCTTTGATTGGCTCAAGATCTCCCGATGATTGTTCGCATAGCTGGCAAACATGATCTTCAGAGAAATCCCTCTGTAGACGTAAGCATATTTCTTGTTTTACCTCGGCTGAGAAGTTAAACTCATTTTTGACTGTCCGAAGTAAAAACTCTGTAAGGATCTGAATATCTTGCTCAGACGGCTTCCTAGCTTGTTGGCTCCAGATGATTGTTGACTTGGCTGAATAGTTAATTCTTCCTTGAACACTGATTCCCTTCTGTAGGATATAAGTGTAGTTGTGAAGAAATGCCTCTAGCTCGTCAACGTCTTCAATAACTCCCATGACTGGATAATTGGAGTTACTTCCGCCAATTTGACATAACTGGATTGCTGGTTGAACAACTTCTCCACTTTCATCGAACTCAGGGTTGGTTGAGTAGATACGGAGAAATCCTTCACGCATACCTTTTTCTGCTTTTAACATGCGTTGAGCATAGACTTGAATTGCTCGCTTCATGTTTTCTGGAAAATATCTGAAAATATCAAGACTTTTAAAGTAAATGGCATGGATAAATCCACACTGATATAACATGTATGTCTTGATGTTGTCTGCTTCTGGTAGCACTACTGCCTTCGCGCCAAGTGACTTTGAGTCTACTGGGTAGATGCTTGTTTGCTTATCATCGTCCGAGTATTTCTTTAGAAACATATAGTCGTCGTCGTATATCTTTTTGGTGAGTCTGGCTTTTTCCTGCAAATCTGCTTTTGTCAGGATATGGTCTATGGTTCTAGGACTTGGTATTTTTCCTAGATTAACCATTCTTGATGTCTGCGGCTTTGGACTCTGCAACTTTTCCAAATATGCTTTGGATACTTCTGCGGTCTTTGCTGCCTCTTTGTTTTCTTCATTGAAGCTATCCTGGGCTTCCTTTTTGCTGAGAAACTTCTTGTGTCTGATTCCTTTGACTCCGGTAATGAATAGGCTTGCTTTTCCCCATTCATCATAGATACCCTTGCCTGGTCCATTGTATATGACATAGTATCTTTTGGCTCTTTCTTCCTCGTCATATTTTTCTGATGAGGATTGGATGACTAGCTTTTCCGGCTGCTCCTTCTTGATGGAAAGACCAAGGGATTGTTCTGTCTGACTGAGTGCAGAGAGCTCCTTCTCTTTGTCAGATATCTCTTTTTGTAGTCTGCTGACTAGAGATCTTTTTTCTTCGATCTCCTCTTTTAACTTTTCTTTTTTCTCAGAGATCATCTTGAAGATGTCTTCCATTCTCTGGTTAATGTATCTGCTAGATAATTTTCTTTTCCTGCAATATGCAAAGAAATAAAATCGAATTGTTGAATAAACATGCTCCACCGAGCAAGTCTTCCTCTGTTATATGTCTCTTTTAATTTATTAACCAAAAATCCTTGAACCCAGCTATTATCTGTTTGAAAGATAAATTTAACTGGTCTCAAATCAATCTGGAATTTTTTCAAAGCATTTACAAATGCTAATAGCTCTTTTTCATGAACTGTATAGTTCTCTTCTGCTGGTTTAAAGGTACCAGAAGACCATTTTGTGATCATGAAGGATCCTATATAGCTTTGCTGTGACTGACTTGAACTTCTTCCTTGAGAAGTTTGTCGAGATACAGATTTCTCTGCTTTCTCCCCATGACTTTTGTCATGCATACTATTTAGCTTTTCTGGCACAGATTTCTCTGCATATCTGCTCGATCCTTCTTTCTGCTTAAGGAAAGTCTTAAGATCAGAAGGTCGATTGTTCGTGACAAATGATAAAAACTCTTCGTATGCATTAGGTACTGCCATAAGGACTGCTCCCCATGTAGTATCACTAGCATCTGTAGTTAATATCAATAAATCACTAGGCTTTGCAACATACAGCCTTGGTAAGTTTTTGCAAACCTGTTTTAACCTTTTAACTGCCAGAGTGGCTAAATCATTCCATTTCCATGGAAGTTTTTCTGAAAGCATTTTCTGTAAAACTTTTCTTTCTTTTGCTAATTCCTTAAAAAATCCTTTTTCTCCAATGTAATTTAAACATCCGAGAAATTTCTGAATTTGCTTTCTGTCTTGTAGCTGATCTGGAAATTCAGCTATCTTTTCTAAAAGATGTTTCTGTGGTTCAATAAATCCATTTTTCAAAATCTTTAAACCGAGAAACTCAATTTCTTCAAAAGCGATTTTTGCCTTTTCTTTGCTGAGGATAACGCCATGGTTTCCTAGCTGTATCAAAACTCTTGCAACCTGCTTAAGATGATAATCTTTTGTTCCCTTAGTAAAAACAATTATATCATCAATATATGCAAGGCTAATATCTTCTAAACCTCTAAGGTTATTATCCATGAATCTTTGAAACTGGCTTGGTGCCTGTTTAAGACCCATTGGCATAACATTGTATTCTAAATGCATTTGTGGAGGACAACTAAATGCAGTTAGTGGCTTGGTTTCTTCATCTAATCTTAACTGAAGAAATCCTGACTTAGCATCTAAAGTGCTAAACCAATTTGACTCTCTATCTGTAAGATATAGTCTGTCTAGATTATATGCATCACCTTTTGTCGCCTTATTCATCTTGTAATTAATGACTAATCTTCTTTTTCCTCTTTTTATCTCATTATGATTTTCTACATAGAATGCTGGTGCACTATGTGGACTCTTTGATTGTCTAAGAATACCTAACTCAATTTGTTTAGATGTCTCTTCCCGAAATTCATCTATGTCTTTCTGAGTGTAAGGGATTCTATTTGGGACATTGACTTCTTTAGTTGGGTCAATTAAGTCAATATGAACTATTATCTGATTTCTGTTTTTCTGAGGATCTAAAGGGTTCTGACTACAAATGGCTTCGAGAAGTTGTGTAACTTCATCTTCTATAGCTATGTAAATTTGCTGTTTTAAAATGTTAACAATCACCCCCCCGAAAAGAGAAAAGGTGTTGTAAATTTTAGTAGTAATTAAACTACTTGGCTGTTTCTCAAGCTGCGGACATCGCAAGCTAATGGTTTCTAATGTCTGGATGAACGGATTATATAGCTTTAGGAAGTTGTTTCCTAAGATTAATGGTAATCCTGCATCTTGTTGATAGACACTTGGTAAAGGAAATCTTTTTCCTTCAAGCAATAAAACTAAGTCTACTGCCTTATACCAAATATGTATGACTTTATTGTTAGCAATACGTACCTTAATTGGCTTGATCATCTTCTTCCAATATTTTATTGGGAGAATTTTGGCTTGTGCAAGGCAAATTGTTGCACCTGTATCTATATAAGCATACAAATACTTATTAAATAACTTGACTTTGATAAAACTGCTATTCTTCGAACTCATTTTCCGACTCTGTTTCAGAATCAGTTTCTGAGGTCAAACTATAAATATCAAAATCTAATGACTCATCTGTCTCATAATCTTCTTCAATAGGTTCATATCCTACGCTATATAGCATACGAACATATTTATCCTTTTTCTGATTTATCTTCCTATTGGGACATTCGTTGGCATAGTGTCCTTCTTCTTGACATATCCAACATCTACATGTTTTCTTACCTCTTGGGCATGTCTTTTGCTTATTCTGTTGCTTAGAATATCCTTTTCTTCTTACCTTATACCTATATTTTGGCTTCCACTTTCTATAAGGATATTTTCTAGCTTTAATTCTTCTGAATGGCTTTCTCTTTTTCTTATATCTGTATGGTTGCGAACAACCATATTCTTGTGGAACATCGTCTAACTGTTTACAACACTTAGGATCGACGTTTCTTATGTAATTCTTTTCTATTTTTCTAAGACATAGGTTTTGCCTATACTCTATAGCAAATCTTCTTATTAATCCTAGGGTTAGGATTCTTCTAGTTCGACTAGGATCATTTATCTGTGTCTGAATGTAAGTGACCATAGGTGGTGGCATCTTACTTAAGACAATATCTAATAATCCTGTTCTATCTGTTACTTTATAGTAATTAGCTTCTACTTGACAAAAGAAATTCTCTATATAACATGGATCGCAAAGTTTCATGTTACTAAGAATTCTAATGATATTTGGCTTATCTTCTTTTCTAGCTTCATCTGGTCCATAACCGATGAATTCAGAAAAGATTTCTTGTGCATACCTGTTTAGGTATTGTAATTTTGCTTCTGCAGTTGTCTCACTACCTGTTAATCCTTGTGGGAAAGGTATCTGAGTATTTTGTGCCCAATCTGCTAAGACTCCTGTAGTCTGGTATTGCAGATAAGTAACAAAATCTGACAACGCAAGATTTCTAATTGTCTCATCTCCACTTTGTACCTTTAATTTTAGCCGATTAATCCATGCTAAAATTAGTTCTTCCTGATTTTCTGCACAATGGTTATTTAGGATTCCATCTTCAATACCTCTTTCTTTTTGGAGGTATTTGAATGGTACTTTCTTGTCGGTTTTACCGTGTATCTTCTTATAACTATAATCTCTAAAAGATTTATCAAGTTTCGCTTGAAAATCTTCTTGTTGACTGGTTTCTCCTTCTTCAACCTTAGGTCTTTTAGAAGGTGTGAGGTTACCTGATGGGGAACAGTTCCTGAAGGATTTTTCCATATTAAATGTTGGTCCTTCATCGTCACTATCTATTCCTCTTATTATGCCTTCTGCATCTTCTTCATCTAACTTAGCCATATTGCCTAAGTTCATTTTTTCTAATAACTGCGTAAGTCTGTCTATATTATCCATTACTTCCTAAAAGGTGGTTCTAAAGGTGTGGTTCTTTTAGGAGGTTGGGACTGTTTAAAGAAACTTATTAACTCTTCTTTGGTTAAACACTTTCTTTGACTTTGCTCATTGATCAATTCTTGGAGAATCGATATAGCTTCTGTAGGACTAACGCATTGGTTTCCTACAATGACTGGTTCCGACGAAGTTGAGGTTCCTTCATCTTCTAACCTACCTTGTGTTTTTAGGTAGTCTATAACTGATTGATACCTATAAGGTTTTCTTGGTTTATTATTAACTATAGATTCTATTTGACTAAGCCTGTTATGCGTTTCCGCAGTGCTTTGTCTTAATAGATCTATTATTGTCTGGAGTTGATCTGCTACTCTAGGTGGATCACTCATATTCTTTCTAAGAGTTTAGCTAAGTTCTGATTAGTTTTCTCAATCTCCTTTTTAATCTCTTCTAACTCTAATCTTAGAGTTCCTATTTCTAGGTTGACCTGGTCTATTGGCTGACTATCGGGTTCTAAAGGGACTGTCTGCAGGTTTTGTACCTCTTGTTTAATTCTTTTTAACAATTCCTTAATAGGATTGTTAATTTCATTAAACAATATCTCTACTATGTATGATAGTATTTCTGTATGATTATTTTGAATCTTCAGAATACTAGCAACATTACCTGTGAGACTCTTATTGACTGTATCCTCCTTAAGACTGCTAAGTTGATAGTCTGTTCTATATCCATTTTTAGGGATATTGAACACTTTCTCTCTGACTGGCAATCCTGGAAATTCTGTTGTCGATGTAGATGATCCTATAACTACTTCATTTAACAACTGACTCTTAAAAGGATTCTGTAGAACATAAAGTTCTCTTAACTCCAGACGAAGTCTGTTCTGACATATTGCACAGATATATAGTAAAACTATTATCCTGTGACAATTTTTCCTTGATACCACTTTCTTAAGGCTTGAGCTTTTGACTTGTTTCTTGTAACTGCTGAATATAAATTTCTTTCCTTCAGTATTACAATGACTTTCTAAAATTGAGATTTTATTTTCAATTTTCTCAACTATCTTACTATGACGTCTAGATTCATTAACTGACACTTGATTAGCTTCTCTTCTAGGCATTTTTACCTAAATTATCTGGATTTATGTCTAGCTCTAGATTATTTAGGTCTGTGTCTAGCTCTGATACC